AGTTTATGTGGATAAATTAAGCAAAGCTAATTTGCAGTATCCAGATTTGATTGAAAATCTAGTTGAAAATCTAGAAAAAGAAGAATTTGTAACAGAACTTAAGTTTGGAACTGTTATGGATTTGAGAAGTTTTTGTGGGTGGCAAAACAGTCCTTTTGATTATTTTACAGAATAGTTATGACACATTCAGAAGACGTAAGGAGAGCATCATCTCCATCACAATTAGACTACCTAAATGCTAGAATTGTAGCTCTTGAATCTAGAGTAGAATTTTTAGAAGCATTGGTAGAAATTAATGAACTTTTAACAGAAGAAGAATGAACAAAGAAAAATTAACAGAGTTATACAAAAAGTATAATTTAACGAAAGACGATTTTTTTAAACATCAACACTATACAATCATCACACGACAAGGAATCGACAAGATACAAGCTCTTGAGCAAATGATAGTTAATTTTGAAGTAATAAGATGTGAGCCAAATTACGCAGTATTTAAAGCTCATGCGGAGAAAGATGGAAAGAAAATTGAAACCTTTGGAAGTGCTTTAAAAGGAGCTAATTACAAAGACGGAAACACGAACTCGTGGTACGTTCCAGAAATGGCAGAGAAGCGTGCAATGAGTAGAGCAGTTTTGAAACTAACTGGCTTTTATGAACTCGGTGTATTCGGAGAAGATGAGAGTGAAAGTTTCAAGAAACCAAAAACAGAATTTAAAACCCTTTAATATTTATAAATTATGAGTGCATTAATCAATTTTAGTTTAAACGTAGCAAAGCTACCAAAAGAGAAGTTTATTGCTGGCAAGGATGGAGCGGTTTATGTAAACCTTACAATGTCAGTCAATGATGAAACAAGATACGGTAACAATACTGGTATCTATGTTAGCCAAACGCAAGAGGAGAGAGAATCAAAAAAGCAAAAGACTTATCTAGGCAACGGAAAAGTAGTTTGGAATAACGGAAGTATAGTGAATGCAGAGCGTGATAATGCTCCAAAAGTTGAAGCTTCCACTGAAGAAGCTGCAGATTTACCATTTTAATTTAGAGGAGGGCTTCGGCTCTCCTTTTTTTTTTATATATTTATTGATAACAAATATAAAACATGACAGAACAAGAAACAACAGAGCGAATGCTAATGGAAATGATCAAAGAGGAATGCTCTGTGGATACCACTGAAGTTCTTGATTATCCTCCAACAGCATTAAGCTTGGGTAAAAAGACAATACAAACAAAAGGTGGAGAGATAACTTTTCCAATACCGATTGGAACTTACGGTAACTTCTCATTCGTGCAAGCTCCACCAAAGACAAAGAAAACATTTTTTATTACTCTTCTTGCTTCTGTTTATTTAAGCGGAGGTAATAATTTTGGAGGTAAGATTTTAGGGCATAGAGAAGGAAGGTGCTTGATTCATTTCGATACAGAGCAAGGACACTGGCATTCACAACGTGTATTTAAGCGAGTGCTTGATATGGCTAACATGAAAGATCCTGGATGTTATCAAACCTATGCTTTAAGAACAGTTAATTATAAACAAAGAATGCAGTTCATTGAGTTCTGCTTAAAAGAAAATAAAGATAAGAATGGAGTTGTTGTAATTGATGGGATTGCAGACTTGGTTAGTGATGTAAACAACTTGGAAGAGAGCAATTTATGTGTGCAGAAAATCATGGAGTGGAGTGCTAAATTTAACTGTCATATAATTACAGTGATTCATTCCAATTATGGAAGCGACAAACCTACTGGACATCTAGGTTCGTTCCTTGAGAAAAAAACGGAGAGCCAAATTCAGCTTGAAGCAAATACAGTAAACAAGGATTGGATAACAGTGAGTTGTAAACGCTCAAGGGGATATGCTTTTGAAACGTTTAGCTTTAGTATAAATGAATACGGACTACCATTTGTAGTTGGAGAAATATATGACCCATTGGAATATTATGTGCCAAAAAAATTAGATGTATGAAAAAATCCCTTGTCGAGATAGCTTATAACAAACACAAAGACTGGATTAAAATTGTTAAATCATTTGGTTGTAATTCATCAGTAACTGAAGACATCGTGCAAGAAATGTATATACAGCTTCACTTGGATGTGCAGAAAGGACTTGATCTATGGTATGGAGAAGAGGTAAACACATATTATTGTTATAAGGTATTAAGAGGGATTTATTTAAACATATATAAAAAAGAAGCAAAGCAAATCAAAATGTATCTAGAAGATATTAATGAGATGAAGCAAGCTGAAGAGCTTGGGATTGATGAGGTAGAGTATGCGAAAAGAAAAGGAAAGATTGATGATATTTTAAACAGAATGTTTTGGTATGACAGAAAAGTCTTTGAGATTTGTGCTTCTGGAAAGAGCGTTGCTAAATTAAGCAGAGATACTAACATCAGTTATTATTCGCTTTACAATACATATACTAACGCAAAGAAATTTATAAAAGACCAGCTTTGATTGAAACGTTTAACAGGGATTTAAAAAGAGGAAAATATCATGAGAATGTTATCCTGGAGGTAATTCAAAAGAAATACCCAAAAGCTTTCATTAAGGATGGATATTGCAAGGAGTATGATATTTTTATCCCAGAGCTTGAAATCGGAGTAGAAGTAAAGAGTGATGAAAAAAGTAAATTCACTGGCAACATTGTTATAGAGATTGAGTTTAATAACAGACCATCTGCATTGATTACAAGTAAAGCAAAGTATTGGGTAATCTTTGATGGATATGCTTATCACTGGTTTTTAAAAAATCGGATAAAAGACTGCATAAAAGAGAATCATCTCAATTGGGTGGAGTTTATTGGAAAAGGAGATACAAAAAGCAAAAAAGCTTATTTGATAAAAAAAGAAATATTATATAAATATAAGTTATGAAAGTTCTTGAGTTGTTTGCTGGAAGTAGAAGCGTTGGAAAAGCAGCGGAATCTTTAGGGTATGAGGTTTTTAGCTCTGATGTTAATGCTTTTGATGGAATTGATTACGTTGTTGATATTATGGAGTTTGATATAAGCAAAGTTCCTTTCAAGCCAGATATTATTTGGGCATCTCCTCCATGCACTTCGTATAGTATAGCTGGTATAAGATTTCACAGACCATTAGGTAAAGAACTTTCAGACTTCGCAATAAAAAGCGACAAAATGATTTTGAAAACATTTGAAATCATTAAGCACTTCAATCCAAAAAAATGGTATATAGAAAACCCAAGAGGTTTATTAAGAAAACAACCTTTTATGTTGGGAATACCTAAAGCAACAGTATGGTATTGTCGCTATGGAGATACAAGAGCAAAGCCGACAGATATATGGACAAATAATTTAAGGTCGCTTTTAAATCCAGATGGATGGAATCCAAGAGCAGAGTGCTCAAATGGAAATAAAAATTGCCATCATGAAAGAGCTCCAAGAGGAAGTCAATCTGGAACTCAAGGACTTAAAGGGAATTACAACAGAAGTAAAATCCCAGAACAATTATGTTTAGAAATTTTAAAAAGCTAAAAAATGAAGTTAGGAGATTTAATGTATTACTTTACATACTACACTGGCATTCACTGGTTAGTAAAAAAGATAAGCAAAGCAGTTGGAAAAGATTGTGGTTGCGATAAAAGAAGGGATGAGTGGAACGATATTGATTTAGACTTATGGAATTAAAAGACAAAGAAAGGTGGCTTGAGATTAGCCAGGAATTAAATGGTAAAATGAAAAGAGATCAGTTTAAAGTATTGTGTGAGCTTCATGCAAAGTATTTTAATCATCCATATCATGAGCCTTGTAGCTGCAGTCCAAAAAGAATAGTGCAGTGGATTGATCAACTTAATAATCTATGCAATGGGTAAAAGCGTAGAAGATTGGGAAAGAGCTGTCATCATGCTGTTAAATGCAGATGGATGGGAGCTGACACACAGAGGAGATGGATATGATTATGATGCAGAAGGTAAATCTCCAAAAGGAGTTGAGGTCGTTATGAGTATGAATTTTAGAAAAGCTTATTATTTACAGAAGATGCTAGAAAAGGATAGGTATGACAAGCTCCTGGCAACTGGAAAGGTTGCTCTTTATTTTGTTAATGATCCTAAAGGCAACTATTTATTTTGGCTAAATGAATTAAAAGAACTCCAGCAGAAAGATTTTTATTGTCCAGATTCATCTCTATGGACTAAAAAGAAAGTTCTTAAACCTTGTTATTTGATTGAGGAGAAAGATGCTTCAATAATTAATATAAACGAAGTAGAAAAATAATTAAAAAAAAGTTTGTATAAAGTTATTATAATAGTTACATTTGAATATTATTAACAAATAACAATTATTATGATAAGCATTAATAAATTAAAAAATCAGTTAGCCGACAAGCTTTTCGGAGAAGATTATTACAACGACTGTTCAGAGTTTGAGCAGTATATTATTAGAGAAGAGTTAAACAAATTATTTCAAAAAGCATAACATGAAAACAATACAAAGAGAAGTACTTGAATTTATTTACGATGAGCTAGACCTTGCTATTAATAGAGATGAAGTAAGAGAACTAACTCAAAAATTAACAGATGTAGAAGCTGATTTTTACATTGATATTGATGGACAAAAATATAGATTTATTCACGATTTAGAAATTTGGGATATTTATGTGGAAGCTATCAAAGAAATAACAGAAGATTGCTACGATATCAAAGCACCGACTTGGTTGGCTATTGATTGGGAAAAAACAGCAGAGAACTGTTCTGTTGATGGATATGGACATACTTTCGCTTCTTATGATGGAGAAGAACTTGAATGTAATTTTGATGGAGCTAATTATTTTATTTTTAGAACTAATTAAGATGGAACAGATATACATAGAAAAGACAGTATCACTTTGGGGAGGAAACAATGGAGAGGTTAATATGGAGCTAGAAGATGGAAGAGTTATTACTTTTTATGCTTACGAGCTTTTTAGGGATCTTCCTTCAATAGTTGAAATAACTTTCAATGAAGTGCAAAAAGAAAAATTATTAATGCAAGAGAGATATAAAGAGCTTGCTAAATTTATAACAAAATGAAAAAGACAAAGACAGGATTACATATTCAAACAAGAAAAAACAGAATCGAGGTTTTAACTGAAAAAGAGTTAGAACAACAAGAACTTAAGAAAGCAGAACAAAGACAGCTGGTAGTGATGGCGTCTATTTTATTACTTGCCTTCCTTACGTTTTGTTTAGGATTCATGATTGGATTTGGTTACTAATGAATTTACTTAATAACCAAGCTTACGACCTTTGGTTTAATTGGCTAGCCGACAAAATAATTGAGTGGAAAGATGCAAAGCCACTTAATAAAGATCTTCGCAATTGCGTTAAAGCAATGAATGAGATTGGAATGTTTACTAATTCATTAAGGACAGAGTTGGACATTATAACAAAAAGATATAACTTGATGAGGTCAAGAAAGAATACAGAAATTCAAGACCTTAAAAAACAAATAGAAACAATAACAATAGAATTAAAAAAATACGATATGCATTACATTGATATGCCAGATGAAGCAACTTATTGTAGAACATGCGACAAGGAAACCGATGGGGATACTTACTGCTCTAAAAACTGCTACGATTATGACCTCGAATAAAATAACGCTTCTGGATGGGAAGCAATACGACAGAGCAGAGCTGCTAAAGAGAATGGATGATGACACTTTCTATTATGGAGAGTTGAACAAATTAGCCTTAAGTAGCAGTAGCTTGAAACAAATCCTTGCAAGTCCAAAGACTTATAAATACTCACTTGAATATGGAAGTGAAGAATCACAAGCACTACGAGATGGGTGGTTATTCCACACCGCTATATTAGAGCCAGAGGTATTTGAAGCACAAACTTTCATTGAAGTGCAAAGCAAGAATACAAAGAAATTCAAAGAGGCAAAGCTGGAGCTTGGAAGAGTATTCACTGCAAAAGAAAGAAGCGATGCAGAGCGTTTAGTGGATGCTTTCTTTAAGAATGAGCATGCAAAGGAACTGATCACAAAAGCAGAGTTTGAAGTTCCTGGAATTGATAACATTAAAGGACTACCCTTTAGAGGTAAGGCAGACGTTCTGGCTGATAATAGGATTGTAGATTTAAAGACATCATCTTCAAGCGTTAAGGACTTTCACTATTCAGCACAGAAATATTCTTACGATGTGCAGTGTTATCTTTACTGCAATCTATTCAATAAAAATCATGAGGACTTTTATTTCTTGGTGCTTGACAAGGGAAGCCTTGACATCGGTATCTTTAACTGCTCTGAAAACTTTTACCACAGAGGAGAAGAAAAGGTAGAGAAAGCTCTCAAGTTATATGAACAGTTCTTTATTGATGGAGCTGATATTGATAACTATTGCTTAACTGGACAATTATAAAATAAATTATAAATAAATAAATAACATGAAAACAACAGAGATTAAAAGAGGAGAATTTAAACCTTTCTTCAACATTAAAGATTTAAAAAAAGCTAAAGTGAACAGAGATTTACTTTTAAAGCATTCAGAGAACTTCAAAAATAAATTGAATGAATTTGGGTGGATGATGCCAATAGTAGTATCAAGGGATGGAGATATCATTGAAGGACATCACAGAGTTGAAAGCGCAAAGCTATTGAAACAAAAAACAGTACCAGTTTACATAGTTGATTGGGTAGATACTAAACAACAGAAGGATCATCTTAATGCAATCATAAACTTAAACAACGGAAATAAAGCTTGGCTAACTATTGATTATTTAAAAGCATTCGCTAATGAGAATGATCAGTATAAAATTGCTTATGATTATTTTAGAAAAAATTCAAACACTATTTCTGCTGGTAATATTGTGCATCTTTTCTTTATGGGAGGAGATATTTCTAAATTTAAAAAAGGAGAATGCAAAATAAAAGATTTAAAATTCTCACTTTATCTTTTGAGAAAAATATCTAATTTAGTAAACAAATACGGAAAGAATAACATACAAGCTTATGCTGTTAGGGAGATGATTAAAATAGGCTTTAGTTATGCTTTTAATGATTATGAAGCAATGGATTACTTATTTAAAGAATATGGAAAGCTTGCAAAAATAGAGCATCCAGCAGCTACATCAATATCAAGATTTAAACCTTTAATGGATGCAACTCTTTTGGAATTTAATAAATTAAGAAAAACAGAAAAAAATGAAATTGAATTTAAAAATTGATTATTTAGGAAAGAAAGAGAAAAAAGGAGATACGGAGAAAGATATGTATCAGCTATCATTCAAAACTTACAATGCAGAAATATCTGGAAAGTTTGAGAGAAGTGAAATACGACATATTATACAACAACTAGATAACGCTATTATATGAGATCAACTTATTTACATTACGAGAACGGAAAAGGATACGATGTTATTGACTTTATAAAGGACTACAATCTTAACTTCAACAGAGGCAACATCATCAAGTATGTATGCAGAGCTGGTAAGAAAGAAAGCGAGTTGAGAGACTTGGAGAAAGCTGCCGACTATTTAAGGAGAGAGATTGAGTTCTTAAGAGATGAACAACAGAAATGGATTGAAAAAAATAAATAAAATGAAATTACAAAAGATAGGAGAACAAATCAGAGAAATAACTGGAGTTGATATATTTGAGCAAAGCAGAAAGAGAGAGCTTGTGGAGATGAGAAGCGTTGCAAATGTATTCATGCGAGAGATTATGGATATGGGATGGACAGAGATTGTAAGAGAATATGCAAAGAATGGATTTAAAACAACGCATAGGTCAGTGATCTATTCATGCGAAACTTATCCAGACCATAGCTTTTATAATAAACAACTTCCATTGATT